TTACCGCTTGCTTTGTGCCTTGCTAACGACTTTAACGGTTACGGTTGCAACATTTCCGTTTTTGTCATAAGTTACTTTTATGTAACTTATTTCATAGCAAGGCTTTTGTTTTGGCTTGCGCATTTCGTATCACCTCCTTCAATCTTTGTACTTATATTATATCACTATGTAGCGATAAAGTCAAACGATTTTACGCACTTTTTCAAAAATATTTTGATAATTTTTGAAAACTTCCCCGCGCTCGTTTCCGTTCTGATTGACAGGACGGAATTTTTTTTATAAAATATATATAGTATCAAATAAAGGGGCTTTTGTTATGAAGTGGTTTTATAATCTTAAACGCTCGTTACGGGTTTTGATTGCTTGCGCGTCGTGGTTGCCTTTTGTTGCGGTCGCGCTTATTTTCGGGGAAAGTATGCAAGGCGCGCAAACCGCGCTTGCGATTGTCTTTCTTGCGGTCGGCGTTTTCTTTACCGTGCTTGCCATAAAATCACGCCCCAAAAAGCCGAAAAACGAGCCTAAAAACGACGATTTTAATATTTCTCATTTAGCACCCCCCCCCCCGAATTTTTGCGCCCCTGCGAGCGTTTTAACACCTAAAACCGCCGCACGCGTTCCGTCTGTTTTACCGCAATACAATACCGACGTTAAAATAAATTTGCGCGAAAATTGTTTGACGGAACATAATATCGCCGTCGGCGATTGTGGAGTTGTTCGATTTGAAAAATCAAGCATTTTTACATCAAGCAACGGTTCGGCGCATATTGACGGTGCGTGTTATGTAAATGACATTAAAGTCGGTTATTTCCCTTACGAAAAATCTTTACGTTTATCAAGCGGAACGGACGACCGCTCTTTTACGGTTTCAAACATTGACGCCGATAAAAACGTTGTGTATATCAATATCGACCTTCCGTTTGTTGTAGATAGCAAACTTCCATATACGACTAAATTAAACGGCGTTACGTTCAACAATCGGCAAAACGCAATCGTGGAGTCGGTTGTCGGCGATAGGTTGCTTATAAAACACACCCCGACGGACGACTTCCCGCACACAATCGAGGTTTATAATTCCGTTACAAACAAATCAATCGGTGTGTTACCAAACGAAAACGCCGAAAAGATACTAAAAAAATATAAGGACGGTTGCCGATTTGACGGCGTAATCACGGCAATTTTCGGCGGAAACGACGGGCGCAATTACGGCGTCGAAGTAATGCTACTTGCTAAAATATAAGAAAAAGGACACCGCCGAGGTGTCCTTTCGTTTTATTTGTCGGGCTTGCCCGGCGTTTTCTTTATAAGTCGCTTAATAAGATCAAGCAATTTTTCAAAAACCTTGTCTATTGTCGTAACCTTAAAAAAGTTATAGGCGGTCTGATTGATTGCATAAATTGCCGCCGCGATCGCTAAAAAGTATGTAATCTCAAATTGCCCTACGATAAGTAAATATATTATTGTAGCAATCACGGACAACCCGATTGAGATTATCAAATAAACGTAATGCCGTGATTTTTCTGGCAACTTCTTAAAGAGATTACAATATTTCATTATGCCGAGTATTATAACCCCTACAACCGCGATAAGCGTTAAAATCAAACCGTAATTCGCGAAAAAAGTAATAATTTCGTCCATACCTTATAAATCCTCCTTTGCTTTTGCTTTACATTCTTTACGAAAGTTCTGCAACGCCGTAAATTCGGCGACGCATTCCGTATTGTTAGGATCGGCAAGATAATTATTGATTATCGCCTCAACCGCATTTTGCGAATATTTTTCGCGCACGAAAGAGGCAACCAAACGATTATACCGCGCCTCTTTCGTTTCGCCGTGTTCCGCAAAATACCAATACGCCGAAAAATTCGCGCGGACATCTTCCGCCGTTATCTTGCCGTCGTAATAAAACGACACCTCGTCCGCCGTATACGCAATGTATTTGTTGCCGTCGTCCGTTTCCCGTTCTTCCTGCGCGATATTGTTGTGCAGGACAACGCGCAATTTGTTGCCGACAAGTTCGATTTCAACATCTTTAATCGGCGAGTTTTGTTCCGTCTTTGTGCTTTGAGTTGATACAATCATTTTGTGAGCCTCCGCTTATTTATTTTTCTTTGATAGTTTGACACAACCGATTTCGCGATACTATGCAACATATCGACGTTGTATTTTTTCCGCACGCCCCTACTATCGGAATTTTTCACGTAACCGAAGTAAGCAACAATTTTATACGCCCGTTGTATAGACATTGAGCCGCTTTGTTCGACTTCTTTGTTTGCCCGCAAGTATGCCCGGCGCAACCTAATAAATATCGCGCCGCGGATCGTTACGTGGCTTGCGTGCATACGATAGCCGCCAATATCCAAGAAAGGACACGCACGTTTTGACGGCTTTATTTCCTTACGTTTTTCCTTTTCCTCTTTAATTGAAAGAAAATCCGTTGTCTTTCCGTATTTCAACGATAACGACATCGCGTTCGATAAATACCGATTTACGATTTTTATATCTTTTGCAATATCTGCCGCGCGGCTACCCATAAAACCGAAGTCGTCCATAAATGACGCGACTTCTTTTATAAGCGGTGTTTTCTTGCCGCGTTTGAGTTTATTTTGGTTTCGCGCGTGCCGCAGTACATAAGACATCAAAAAATTAAACAACCACGCGTCGAGGTATCCGCCTATTATCAAGCAACCTTCGGGCGACATTTTCGCAAGTTCTTCTAATAAAAGAATTATCCAACGCGCCGACGGGATTTCTTTTCTTATAATTGCAATGATTTTTGCATATTTCGTTGTTTCATACGCGTGTTTTACGTCGGTTTTGCGGGCGTGGCGTATATTATATTTTTTCTTGCGTAATTTTTTCGTTACAAACTTTTTCAATCCTGTTTGCCCGCGTTTTGGAATTGACGCAAATTGCGACGGTAAAATTTTTGCATTGAGTAACGGTTTCAATCCTAAATATGCAACGTGGTTAAAAATTTGGTGGAATATACAACAATACGCGATTTTTCGTACTTTTCCGTTCATTCCGTCTTTTCTGTTATGAAAAACGACGGGATCAAGTTCGAGGGCGTTCGCGTTCCCGTTTAACAACCGTTTTAAGCGATTTTCTACTTCGTAGCCGATATTTATTATTGCCTGTTGTTTTAAGTAATTTTTGTTTTCGCCGATTTCACGTGAGATGTCTTGCCGCCGTATGCCCGCATATTCTTCCACGGTGGACGATACATCGTTGCGCTCCCACTTTTTAGCGAAACAATCTTTTACCGCTTGAAAAATCAAATCTTCTGTCAGTTCATTATATCTTTGTTTCATATCGCTTACTGAATTTATAGTCAAAGGGTTTTCGGGTAACCGATTATCTTACGTCAGACATCGGAATATTACTACTAACCCCACTCGCGCCCCGCGGGTGCAAGTATCCGTTTGACGGGATTTGCGGTTTTACTTGATTTCTGCTATTGCAAGGGCGTTACGGCGTTATGATCTTTTCCGATCAAATAAAATTCAGTAATCCAAGGCACGCCGTTCCAATTCGAGTTGAAAGGCGAATTGTTCAAATTCTCGTAAGCAAGACCGCCATTCGTGCCATTGTTCAAATTACCAAAACGCCAAGGACAACGCACGCCCGACGAGTTCGCGCCATACACGGCGGATTTGAGCCACCCCGACGACGAGCCGCCGACGGTATCCACAAACAAAACGGGTTTGTCTGTAATTTTGAATTTTTTAACCCAATTCCACCCCGCCGCCAATCCTTCATACGATAATCCCGTATCGTTGTAATCCGCCGTTATGGACGACGCGTATTTCGTTGCGTTTTTACATTCTTTAATTGCGTAGTCAAAACCGCTCGTTGCGTTTGCGGTAACGTTATATAAAACATCAAGCCCGATAAAATAAGCACCGATCAAAACTTCCATACCCGCACAACGTAACGGATATTTACCGTTTGTAAGCGACACAATCGAGCCGTCGTTATGTTCCGACACCTTTTCCGTTGTTCCTGTATCCCACGGAGCGGATTGCACCCACGTCGTCGCGGTTGTTGTAATAGTTGCCGACAATTCAAGATTTAACGCCGTGTATGTCGCGCCGTCAATCGTTACGCTTTCAACGCTTAATATTTTCGCAAATCCGTTTGAGATATTGCGAGCGTTTGCCGCGCCGCGGTCGGGTGCTTTCGTTGCGTCCGCGTTGTCGCCGACGTACACGTTACTTCCGACAACGAAGTTTGCGCCTTGTGCGGTGGTTACGATAACGCGTTTAACATCGCTTTCCGCAATCGCCACAACATAGGACGGCGAATAACTCAAACACCCTTCGCAAATTCCCGAATTTTCGAGGTTGAAGTGTCTATGTTGCCATTCGTACAAAATCCATTTTGCGTTTGCGTCCGCGCCGCACCCTTCGTTTGTGTTCCATTTTTGCGCCGCCGTTTGCCCCGCCGACGCTGAATTGAAGTTTGCCGGGTGTCTATTCGCACCGCTTGTCAATTTGCCTCCCGTTGCAAGCGAGCCGCCGAAAGACGCGTGCCACGTGAGCGGGCGCGGGTTGCCGTCAAAATCGACGTTATCGTTAAATGGCGCGTATCCTTCGGCGGGTGTTGCGCGCCAACATTTCGTTAAATACGTGCCGTCGTCTGTTTCCTTAAAGTACGGCGAAAGTTGAAACGTGTACACGGGAGCAGTTTCACCCGTAATATCAAACGCGGCGTCAATACCCTCAATCGCGGTTACGTTCATTTTGCCGTTTTCAAGCGATAACGCGTTCGCACGGATATACCACGTTAAGCGGTTTTCGGTTGCCCAATCCTCGCCGTCCGTTCTGCCCGCGCCTTCCGCGTCGAGCCATTTGTTGGCGTTTGCAACAACGCCCGCGTCGGTTGATAGATTTTGCGCTTTTTTATCGGCGAGCCAATCAAGCGGCGTGCCGCGGCTTTCCGACGACACGGAAGGGCTTACAAACCTTACCGTATGTATCTGATTGTTGTTAAGCGCACACATCTTGAAAAATCGTTCAAGAAGTGTAAAGCGGTCGCCTTCGTCTTTCGATACCGCGTTATACCACGCTTTGAAAATACTTGTCGTATTCGTATCGTTTAACAACGCCGCATAAAAGTTGTCCGCGCTTTGAAGTGCGTTTTTCAAATCGACTTGACGGACGCAATCGTTATCCGCGCGCGGCGCGCCTGTTTTTTGGTTGCCGTACTCGTCGAATTGCGACACTTTATTCGCCGACGGTTCAACCGATAATTGCGATTTATCGACTTTATTTTCGAGTTCTTCCTGCCGTGCGTTTTCATTCGCAATACGTTGATTTTCATTCTTTATGCGCTGATCTTCGTTTGCTTTGCGGGTATTTTCGGCGGATACACGCGCCGTTTCGTTTGTTTTTCTTGTATCTTCCGCCGCCCCGCGCGCAGTTTCATTCGTCTTGCGCGTGGACTCGTTGTTTTTCCGCGTGGTTTCGTTCGATTGCCGTTCCGTTTCACTTGTCTTTCGGGTTGTTTCATTACTTTGACGCGCCGTTTCGTTCGATACGCGGGTTTTTTCCGCGTCGGCGCGATTAGTTTCAGCCGTCGCCCGCGCGTTTTCCGCCGTTTCTCGCGACGTTTCATTTTTAGATCTGACATCTTCCGCGCTCACACGGGAATTTTCTGCCACAACGCGTTTATCTTCCGCCGATTTTCGGGCGGTTTCGTTGTTTTGACGCGTGGTTTCGTTTACATTTCGCGTATCTTCGGACTTTACGCGCAACGTTTCATTTTCTTTTCGCACGGTTTCGTTGTTTTTGCGGCTTGTTTCGTTTTCCTCGCGGACAATTTCGGCGGATTGCCTTGCGCGTTCCGCCGCCTGCCGCGCGTTTTCGTTGGATACAACCGACTCCGCAAGGCTTTCCGCGCGGCTTGCCTTTTTATTCGCCTCGTCAGCCGTTGCAACCGCCGCGCTCGCGCTTTCTTCCGCCTTATTTGCGGTATCCACCGCCGCGTTTGTTTTGTCCGTCAATTCCCTTACAATATTCGGGTATGCCGTTCTGATAGACTCGTCAACGTTAATCGCGTCGTCAAACGTAATATTGATAATTTGCGTTTGAAACACGGGCGCGTTGTCTTTGCTTTCTGTTTTCGTAAAATAAAGTTGCAAATCGACATTACCTTCGCGCGTAACGTAATCGGGCAACGGATACGTGATTTTATATTGCCCGCCGCCGTCGTCATTATTCTCGTTGTAGCCCGTTTTTTCAACCGTAAAACCCTTGTCGGTATCTTCTGCAAGCGTTTTTTCTTCCGAAACGATTTTGATTTTCGGCGTAAATCCGAAAAGATCAATCGCGCCCTGCTTACGGTCGATTATAAAAACAAGCGAGTCAACAAGGTTGTTTTCTCTTACGCCGATACGCAAATTTTTACTGCTCGGCACTTTGCCGCTAAAATTGATAATCATAAATGCCTCCCGTCAATTTTTGTTTGTATTTCGTCAATCCTATGATGTGCCGACTTTACCGACGACTCCAACGCCGCTATACGCGGCGGGATTTCCGATAAATGCGCGTCGGCTACCGTTTGCTCCGTGCGCGATACGCGCTCGTTCAAACTGTCTATTTTATCCGATATATTACGATTGCCGAGCATTATCGTTTCGTTTTGCGACTTAATGTTATCAAGTTTCGCGTTTACGATTGCCGTGTCCGCACCGTCTTTTTTTGCGCGATCTTTACGCGTAGAAAAAAACGTTATTATCCCGCCAACGCCGACGGCGATTGCCGCTATCGTGCCGATAAGACTAATTGTTTCCGTTGCGCTCATACATCGCCTCCGATTTGGTTTTCAAGATCGTTTATTTCATTGCGCCAAGATTGACGAGCGAGTTTTGTTTCGGCATAATCTTCGGCGGATATATACCCCTCGGCAAATTTCAAGGCTTTGTAATCGCTATCGGAAAGCAACCGTTTTAATTCGGCGATACGTGCAAGTTTCGCCTGTTTGTTTTCATTTTCTTTTTCCTCGTCGGTAGACGGATAGGGGTACAATTTACCATTTTTCCAACACAACTCGCGGTTGCACAATTTTTTATACTCCGCGTCGGTTATTGCCTTATATCCGTTTAATTCCGCTTTTGATTTGTCGCCGACATAAGTTGCAGTACAAAACATTTCGCCGTCCTTATATACGTAATACATATCGCGTCCTCCGTTTAATAAATTGTAACAGGCTTTTTATAAATCGTTAGTTCCGATTTGCTAATATAACCGTAATCGTCATTATTGTTTGTCGCGCCCGTATAGTGATTATATCTAAAAAACAAACTTGTACCCGAATTTGACACTCCCGTCAAAGTATAAATCGCGTTGCCTTTTACATAATAGCCGCCAACGCCGGGGAGCGGGTATCCCGACGGCGATCCGTTCGTAATTCTTTGATAAACATCATCGTCCGTCAATTCCGCTAAAATGCTGACGATTTGAAACGTTGCGCGAAAAACCTTGTATTTATCAATCATTATGTAATGACAATATAAATGTTGCGGCAATGCCGCGACCGCAGTTTTCGCCTCTCCCGCAATTTTACTTGCCGCCGACGCTGTTGCAGACGCAGTTTGCGCGATATTTACCGCGTTTTTAGCCGCGTTGTTTATATCGGTAATTTCTTTAATTGCGGTAATTTCTTTTGCGCCGAGCGTAATCGCGCCGTTTGACATCGAAAAATAATAGAGCGGAAGTTCGTAAACTTTGTTTGTCGTTTCTGACGAATATTGATACGTATTTTCTTGCGTTAAAGCCGCTTTTAATGCGTCTTTGCTTACACCCGTGCGCGCTATGATAGAAAAGTTTACACCATTCGTTGTAGGTTTTGTTTCGATACGTGCAATAATTACTCCATATTTCCCGTTTTCAATAACAACGGAAACGTTTTCGGAATTTTCGACTTCACACATACGCCCTTGCACAACGAACGCGCCACTCCCGATTTTTATTGTGTTGCTCGCAACGGTCGCCGAAAGTTCGTTGCCGTATCCGGCATAATATCCGTCCGCTTTGCCTTGATCCACAAACCTCGACCGCACTTCCAACGCATATAAATTCGCCTTGAAGTTTTCCGCACCTTGAAACGTTACGGGTTTTAATGACATACTTTTACCTCCTATCCTTTAATAATTTCCGTTAAAAGAATTTTCTTAAATCCGAGTTTTATCTTCGTTTGCTCTCCACTTGCGGAAAGCGTTGTCGTTTTTTCGCTTATCGGCAACGTTTTATATAATTTGCCGTTGTAATAAAGCGAAACGCTTGTATAAAGCGGATACGGCGCAAAATCTATCGGATCGCGTACTTTGCTATTATCAATAACGATATTATCGACATAACGATTGTTTGCCAATTCCGATATTGCGTCCGTTTGCGCGTCGGCGATGTATTCCGCCTCAAACCATTTTGTTTTTACGGGATAAACGCGTTTTTGAATATTTCCCGCCGCCGTTGACGATACGATTTGATTATCGCTATTGATGTAATAGTACACCGTTTGCGACGCGCTACCGAGTGAGCCTTTGATTGTTGCAACGGCTTTATTTACCGCGTTCGACGTAGTTGTCAACTCATACAAAAAATCGCTTAAATTTACGCTTAACGCGTCCGTATGCTTTGCGAACGTAAAAATAATTTTGCCTGCCGCCACGTCGTATTTTGTTTCTATGTTGTACCCGTAATATTTCAGATACCCCTTCAAAAACTTGTAAGCGTTCGTAATCTTGTATTGTCCCGTATAATCGCCAAATAAAGCGGTTGTAACCGTGTTGTCCGTCGGAATAATTACTTCGACGGGGATTTTGTTTACCGCGGTATCCGCGCCGTCAAACACCGCCGTTTTGACCTTTTGGAATATCGCCGACAATTTCCCGTTAAAACTCGTCGTCCAATCCAACAAAATCTCGGTATCCCATAACGTTTTTAAGTCTTTCCCTTTTACGGTTTGTTTGTTACCATCAACCGTAATTCCGTCGGTAAAACACGCGTATTTATAATTGCCCGCGTCGTCATTCAATACCGCAATTTTTGTATCGGTCGTCGTATCTTCGCAAACGCCTTCGGCGGAAAAACCGTCCGCGTCGTAAACACGTTCCGTCAATTCATACGTTGCATAAGTTACGTTTGCGACGTGCTTTTGTTCTTCGTTGTATAATGCGATATACATTGCCGCCGCCCTCCTTAGTCGTATAAATAACGCCGTATCGACACTTCGATTTTTCCCGTTGTGCTTGCCGAGATATTCGCGCCGATATAATACTCGCCCTGCGGCAAATATAAAAACGATTGCTTTGTTTTATCCGTTAAATCGTATCCGTTTGTAGATACGCCGTTTTGCGTTACCGTTATTTTCTTTTTTGTTGCATTTATCGTAACTACCGCCCCCGTGGCAGGTTCTGACTGAAAATCAATTTGTGATATAATTTCACCCGTAAGCGATTTAATATAAATGTTTAGCCCGTAAAAAATGTTGCCGCTTATCGTAATATTCAGCGGGGCGGGCGAAAAGAAGTCGTTTCTCGCTTTATGTTCGCTATTGAATAACGCGCCCGAAAATCCAAACGGAAACGACATCGGGAACACGGGATCAAGTTCCGATTTACCAAAAATAAACGAGTCCTCGATAATTTCAAACCAATATGTTTGCCGTTCGAGCGTAAGCGTTTCGCAAAACAGACCTTCTGACGATATTTCCGTTTTTGTGATTGATTTCAAAATAACGTCGCAAAATTTATCGGTAATGCCGTCGTCGTATTCAAATAAAAAATCCGACTTCCCGCAAGCGGATAAAAAAGTCAAAAGACTTTTATAATTACCGTATCCGTCCGAGCCGTCGGCATTAAAATATATTTTTAGCGTAATAGGGTCAAACGACGGTTTTACGTTCGTTAAATGGTTGCCGTCGTTACTTTCCTTGTAAGATGTTGAAAAACCGTTTCCAAGCCCCTGCGGCTCGGCGGCAAGGGCTTTTTCGGTGTTTAAGTCGAAAGTTATTGATTTGTCGAAAGTATGTAAATAAAATTTACGCATTACATTGCCTCCGCTAATTTCACGTTTATTTTTTCGACAAGATCGTCAACGTCAACTTCTTTTGCGTAATTTTCGATTACAACGGTAACGTTTTGCGTCTTTTCCGTTTTGCTATAATCGTAATTGTATGTATCGCCCGACGCGATATCTGCGCCGATTTGGTCGTAAACCGTGCCGCCGCCCGTCTGATTGCTTTCTTGCGTTTCCTTTACGACGGCGTTTACGTCGTCTATATTTTCAACGTCCGACGTATCAAGCCGTAGTTTTACTTCGCCGATATGCGCAATATTTACGCCAAGCCAACCGAGCGCGGAGTTTATACCGTCAATAAGTTTATTTATAATTCCTATGCACCAATTTACCGCGTCCTCAACCCAGCCAAGCACCTTGTTTACAATCCAAATAACGCCATTGAAAATGCTTGTTACGACTTTACCGAAAAACTCGAATAAAGGCGTTAGCCAATTCAAAAGTTGCCCGATTATTTGCAACGGCACTTTTAAGGCATTGAGTGCGACAGTTAAAGGAATTATACAAACGTCAAGGAGCGGCGAAAGCAATTCAAGCAATGTTGACACCATTTCAAGCACGGGCGACAATATTTCCATAATCATATTGATTGCCGACGCAAGGTTTTCGCCGATAAGCGTAATAATCGGGGTAAGCAACGACATTGTTTTACTTATAAGCCCGATTATAATGTCGAGAATAGGTTGCAACGCACTCGTAAGCGTGCCGATAAGGTTGTTTATACTTTCGCGGAACGCCTCGCATTGCGTGTACAAAATCAATAATACTGCCGCAATCGCCGCAATTATTAAAACGATCGGGTGTGCCTCAAGCGCGGAAAACGCCGCGCCGAGTTGTGGCAATATTTTGATTATATTTCCGACAAGCGAAACGATTTTACCGATACCCGTTGCAAGCGGCGCAAGAGCCGCCGTTACAAGCAATATTTTGATTACGAGTTCTTGTTGCCCGACGGTAAGGTTGTTAAACCAATCCGCAAGCCGTTGTAACATCGGTATTACGTTCGCATTGACATATTCCGTAAGTGATTGAATAAGCGGCGACAACGACGCGCCTATTTGCAAAACAACGTTTGAAAGCGATTGTTTTAATAAATAAATCGTGTCGTCAAGCGTGGCAAGCGATTTTACTTGCTCGTTCGTCAGATACGACATTCCTTCAAATTCGCTTTTGAATTTTTGTATTTCTTCCGCACCCGCGTTTAGGTAAGGCAACATTTCGTTTGCGATTTTATCACCGAAAATTTCGTTAGCGTAAGCCGCCTGCAACGTTTTATCTTTTACCCCTGCAAGCGCAGTCATTACGCCGTCGATCATTTCTTCCTGCGACGAAAAGTTTTCAAGAGATATTCCAAGCGATTGCACCGCTTTTGTTGCGTTGTTGCTTATCCCCGACGACAAATCGAGTAAAGCGGCACGAGCCCTTATGATACCTTTATTGTAAACCTCCCAATCTACACCCGCCTGCGCGGCGACGTATTTCAATTCCTGCACTTTTTCGGCGGATATACCGAGGCGTTGCGAAAGATCGTCAAGTTCCGCACCCGTTGACGCTGTTTTAACGCCAAGAGCCGCAATCCCCGTTATAGCACCCGCCGCCGCAACGGAAACGGGCGTTAAAGCCTTTCCGACGCCTTGTATCTTATCGCCGACGGATTTTACATTGTTTGCGAGCTTGTCAAATTTTATGTTGTTTAATTCTTTGAGTTTTTCTTGTAATTGTTGCGCTTTTGTTTCGGCTTGCGCAAGTTCCGTTTGCACTTTCCTGTATTCTGACGTGTCAACGTTGCCGCTTTCTTCGAGTTGTTTAAGACGGGAGCGCAACATTTCCGCCTCTTGCGCCGTTTTGTCGATCGCCTCTTGCGCAACTTTTTGCGCACGGGCGAATTTTTCGCCGTCAAATTCGAGTTGCAGACTCTTTTGCAACGCAGTCAATTCCGCCTGCGCCGATTTCGAGTCTTTTCGGACGGCGTTTATTTCTTTCTTAAATTCGGTTGCGTCCGCGCTGATTTTTACGGTCAACCCTCTTATACTGTCAGCCATTATCCGCCGCCCCCTTTTAAGAATTTCACCGCGTCGCCGGGGTTTACATCGACGACGTTTATACCGCGTTGTTTTTCTTTTTGCCGTTGCTTTTCTTTCAATGTTTGACGCATTTTCGATATATCAAGCGACAAAATCAACACGTAAAGATCGTTAAAATGCAATTTTTCGATAAATGCGGTTTGTATGTTATGCTCAACGCATTTTTGCATTATCGTTATAACACGCGGCACAATCAAGTTATTGCGCCTTTCGCCTTGCCCTTTGGAAAACTTATCGTAAAGGCGCAACAATGCTTGACTGTGCGTTACAAGTTTTTTTGTGTTACCGCGCTCCCGTTTAATGCAATATCGAACACAACCCGCATTTTGCTTGTGAGTTCGTTCAGATACTCACCGTCGGCAATATCGAACATTTGACAAAATGATTTGAAGTCGGGGATAGCGTCGCCCTCGATAAAACAATACAACGCTTTTAAGTTCGATAAAATATGCGCCTTATCGTTAAGCCCGTCCGTTTTGATACGCTCGACGTATGCAAATAAGGTTTCACGGCTTGCATTTTGCGGAAAGTTGCTTTCCCAACGCTCCTCGGCGAAAATAGAAGTGTCGATTTTTACGTCGATCGACTTTTTCGTCGCAACGAGTTTATCGTTTTCGATTGCTTTTTCAACAATCGGTAAAGTCGTTTTTATCATTTTGTCTTACCTCGCTTTACTTTGCCATTTTCGGAACGGGTACGGAATTCCCGAAAGTGTCATAATCCGCGTCGCCGGGGTAAACCGTAAGACGCGTTACAATCACTTCGTTACCCTTTTCGTCTTTATACTTTGCCGTTCCGTCCGACGACATAAGGTTCGTACCGACGATTTCAAGCGGCAAATCAAACGTAGACTCGTTGATGTCGTCCGTGTTTTGGTCGTAATTTTCCGACGGGGCGGACGAAGTAACGCCGTAAAGCCACGTTTTAGCAACGGGCATTGAGCCGTCCTCGGCGTAGCCGCACGTTTCAAAATACAATGCGTGCGTGATGTTTTTCGTTTGCTTGATACTTGCAAGCCCGTTTGCCGTTTGCAACTTACGCCCCATTGCGACTTCGTATCCGTCGTTTATATTGTTTTGCGTAAGCGTTCCCGTTTCGCCCTTGTCGTTAACGATTGCGGCGATACGGCGACCGTCGCCGTAAATCTTTTTAACCGACGCGTCGCGTTGCAATGCAATTTTTGTTGACGTACCGAGGTCAATCGGCGTGTCATACGTTCCGCCGCTTTTAAGTAACGCGTATTTTGCGTTTTGAATATTAAAGCGCACGAGTGTTTTATTTTCGGACATTTTAATTTCCTCCTTTATTGTTTAAGGTATTTTTGATTGTGTTGAAAATTTCCTGCTCGCAACCGTCAAAGCAATTTCGGATAAAACCTTTGTACGGCGATTTTTCGGAATATTCCAAAACGTTTGAAAGCGGAACGCCGCTACGCGCCTCGCCATTTTTGCCGCCTTTGCTTTTTCGCCTTACTTTGCCCGTTGCAACCCTTGTATTGCCGACGTATCGCACGTCGGGATACTTTGTCTTAATCTTCCACGATCGCGCCATTTCGCCCGTATCGCGGGGCGTAACCGTTTCGATTTTTTCTTTGAATTTTTCCGCGCCCGCCTGTACCGCTTTTTGCCTTACGTCGAAGGACGAGTGCAAATACTCGGTTAAAATGTCGTCAATCGCTTTCGATATGTCTTGTATGTTAATTTCAGACATCGCCCGCCGCCCCGATAAAAGAAAATTCAATGTTTATTCCGCGGTATTCGTTGTCTATGTCGGGCAAATCGCTTTGTCCGTTTACAACGCGATACCGTTTGTCGGCAACAAACGCGTTTATAATTTCTTGTACGCGCTTTTCCGCCGCCACCGTCCGCGGATCGTTCTTTTCATACGAGTAATAATACGTAACGTCGATATAACGCTTTGTAAGCAACGTGTTTCCGTCGCCGTATGATTTCGGGTTGCACGAAAGCCGATACACGACATACTCGTCATTGTTTACGCGAACGGATTTCCCTTCGATTTTATCGGTTTTTATGCGCCGAATATGGTGCGACAATATCCCGTATTGCAATAAGCAATTATCGAGTTTTGTTTGCACGTCCGTTTTTACGTTCATTATTTAACCTCGTATTTCTTTACTTGAAACTCTAACATCTTATTGTTTTCAAGGTAATTATCGGGCGACGAAGTAAGACGGAACGCGTGCGCGTCGTCGATCACGCCGTTTTTGAAAACGATAACATCTTTCGTTGTCAACGCGCCGTAAACGGCTTTTACATATTTCATACGAACACGAGCCGGGCAAATAAGCCCGTCCGCCTGTTGTTGTATCGCATTGTTGCCGTAACTATTGAGCCACTCGCAATAAAAACAATCCGTCTTGATTTCGTTTCCGTATTCGTCGCAACCGATTTTCACTTTTATTGTTTCGTATTTTGTTTCGTTGCCGACACCCGCCGTATAAACCGAATTTTGCACGGCGAATTTTATAAGCGTCCGACGCCTCGATACTTCTTGCATACTCATTTCGACCGCCTCATTTGCGATATAAGCGCAACAATCATTCCGTCTTTTTTAACAAGCGTGTCCTCTTTTCCTGCGTCGCGCGCGTCCGCCCATATCGTTTTTACGACGTAAGCCGTTGACGACGTTAATTGTTTTTCGGGAACGCCCGCACTTTTCATAAATTCAACGGACTCGTCGATGTAGTCCTGCACTTCTTGTTTTTTGAGCGGGTCGGCGTCGTAATAACCCAACTTGTATAAAATCTTGTCAATTTCTTCCATTTTGACCTCCTGCCGCTTGTCGGCAATACATTAGTTATTTGACGCAAACCCGCTTAAAAGCAAATTAGGACGTTTTCACCTTCTTTTGCACGGTCATAAAGCCGTTCCACATTGCAGGCGCGCCACCGACAAACCCCGTAACTTTAAGCGCGATAACGCCTTCTTTGAATTTGTAGTCGGTGGATTTTGCGACGTCAACCGGGGTAAAGTACGCAAGTTCGTACCCCGCAAGTTTTCCGTAAATGATGTACGGATCGCCGTCGGCAACGGTGGCGAAAGACGCAAGGTTGCTCGTGCAAACAAACGGAATACCGTTTATCGTGCCGCGGTCGCCTTTGATAACGATGTCATACGCACGGCGTTTGTCCGTTCCTTTTACTTTCGCAAACTCTTTTAATGTAAGTTTGTTGAGCAAAATCACCGCGTCGCCCTCGACGCTTTCGTCGCCGCCGTAATCAAAAATGATGTCGTCGAGCGTATTTTCGTCAATCGTCGCAATCGTTTTTCTTTGCGCCGCCTCAATGGTGCTTGCGGGGGCGTTGATAATACCAACCAACTCCTCGTTACCGCTACCCGCCGAGCCTTTGCCTTTGACAATCTGCGAGTTGACTTTCTTATACCACGCGCCCAACGTTGCTTTGTTGATTTCAGTCATATACTGCGGGGCGGGCAATTTTTCGACTTCTTCGTTTACTTCGCAATACGCAACAATCTTTACTTTGTTGATGTTGGCGTACCCGAAAGACGGGTCGGCGTTCGACGCGGGAGCAGTTCCTTCCGCCGTAATTACGCCCTCGCCGTAACTTTTCGTGAAAGGTTTTTTATAACTTTCACACCCCGCGCCTTCAAGGTGCGTGTTATTGACGAGTTTATCAAGCGTGCCGACCTGTTCAAACGGGGGCGTGATGTCATTCGCCACACCAACGCCGAGCGCGGTAGAAGTGGACGCCACGGCACGCAATTCCATTGTTACAGATTTACCCGCTTTAAGGCTTGCGGCACGTTTTTCGAGTTCGTCGGATTGCGCTTTGCGCATTTCTTCGTCCTTTGCTTTCTTTTGGTCGGCGAGCGTTCCGTTCGGAAGTCTTGCGGCGCGTAATTCTTCGGCTTTCTTTTCCGCCTCGTCCGCCGCCCGCTTGTCGGCGTCGTCTTTTTTGATTTGCTCAATCTGATAATTGAGTTTGTCTACCGCCGCGCGGATTTCCGCAAATCTTTCCGCGGTGGTTTCGGTTTTGTTAAGTTCCGCTAAAAGCGCGGCGCGCTTTTCGAGAAGTTCTTTAAGGTTCATAGTATTTTTGTTCCTCCAAATAAATGAATTTTTGTTTTTCAAAAGTTAGGCTCGCTTTTTCCTGCTCGCGCTTTTCGTTATCCAACGCAACGGCGCGCGCGTTATCCAACGCGCATTTATCGTTATCCAACGCGTCCGTTGAGCGGGCATATATGGAAGTTTGCGGATACGCGCCGTCGTTTACGGCGGATATTTCCACAACTTTTGATATTTTTGTAATACGCCTTGTCGGCATTTCTTTGTCGAGATCGTTCCATTCTTCCCCCGACACGGTGATACCGAAACAAAACGACATATCGGTTATATCTTCGCGACTCACGGCGGAACACAATTCGCTTGCGGTTGCGTTCTTTTCAATATCAAGCCGCGCAACGATTTTCATTCCCTTATCGTCAACCAATATATCCATTGTCGAGCGTTTTCCTCGGCGGTGTCTTGCGACGGGCAACATACCGTCGTTGTGATTGATTAAAAACTTGATGTCGGACAAATCCGCCTCGTCAAGGGCGTGCGGATCAATTTCCTCAAAAAAGTAATTGCCGATTTGCGTTCTTTGATTAAAAACAATCGGGTAACCTTCGATTATCCCTTCAAGCGGTTTAACCGCCGCCCGTTGCCCCGTTATTCCGCGGAGCATATATTCGTTAGGCATTTTTGACCTCCTTTTTTGTCTTGTTGTTTAATTCCTGTAATTGATATGCGTTTGCTATTGACGCGTCGATGTAATTCAACGATACGCGTGTCGGTTCGCCGTCGGGTTCGTACCCAAGCAACTCTCGGCGTTCGTCGCGCGATAACAACGCGTCGTCTTTTGTCATTTCCGCAATCGCTTGCCTTCGCGTATACGACAACGACTGCACGAGTTTGTCGTAATACTTGATTGTATGCCCGGCGTTTATTTGTGCGGGTGTGAAAAGCGTTATTTTCATTGCGTTTGCTATCGCAATTAAAATCCCCTCAACCGCCGTTTGATAAAACGCCGTATACTCTTCGTCGGTATATTTTCCCGTGTATATCGGCACGGAAACACCGAACGGCGACAACAATTCGTCGCGGATAAAGTTAAATATATTCGTCGGAATATCCGTCGAGGATATATTGACGGGCGAAAAACTTGCCTCATAATCGGTTGCAACTATGCCCGACTCGCTTTTGAAAAGGTGTTTTTCAAATTCTTCGCGCGTTATTTCTTTTTTGTCAACGTCGGCAATCGAGTTCATTGTCAATACGCCTTTTAAGGATAGCGACGCCTGCAACGATTTCGGGATCGCCTCTTTTATCACGTGCAACGTTTGCAAATTCGCAAGAATTGCACGATTGTCGGGAAGTCCGTTTACATCGCCGCCAAAATACGGGCTTGCGCCGTAATCGTATCGCACGTGAATTAAATCGCTATACGGCAAATCGAACACTTCACTCGTTGCGCCGCTTGTAAGTTCTGCACGCAATTCCCCGTCCGCTACGTACAATTTTACCGTCGCGCGTTCTATCGGGTAAAAACCGCGCGTCTTGCGGTAAACAAAATTTGTGTTTGCAATAGGCACTTCGTCGTATGCCCAATAGATAAAGCAATTTTTGTTTACGAGCGTTATGTATGCAACCTTGTACAAAAAATCGTTGAGATTGCAAAACGGATTGACTCGCCCCGCAAAAATATCGTTTATCGAGTCGTTGCAAGCGCGGACACTTCGCGGGTTGTCTTTTTCGATTACCGATTTCAAACTACACTTTTTTACTTCCGAGCAAACGCGATGTATTGCCGTTTTTACGATGTCGCTTGCGCATATATCACGTCCGAAAGACGAAAATAAAACACTATTCGCGTTTATGGTCTGATTATAAGCCGTCAACCGTTGGTTTAACCCCAACAGGGCGGATATTGCTTTTTTAATCGTTCCCAACGATAAACCTCCTTTCGGACAAAAAGAAAAAGCGGATCAAGCACCACCAAACGACACCTCGGTCTTTGATAGTGATTGATCCACTTGTTTTTTGACTATTTCAAAAATAGGATACACCGACTATTACGGCAAAATTCATATTAAATTTACTTCATTATACGCAATATATAAAACGAAGTCAAGAGTTTTTCGCCCGTTTTGCTCAAATTTTTTGCGCGGGAATAGTAAAAGTATATTCAATTTTGCATTTTTGACAAAAAAACGTTGCGTTTAATATGCCCGTCCGCATATCGTATTTACCGAGCAGACACTTATGTATCGGACATCTGATTTCACTTTGATATTTTGATAATTTGGGATTTTCTTTAACTTGCTTTGCCATATCCGCCGCCCCCTATTTTCGACATAAATTCTTTCTTGTACATTCGCAAAACCGCGTTTGCGATTATTTTTGTCATAGTGCCGTCAATTTTATTGCCGACGTAGCCTTGTATTTTTTCGGGCATAACAAAACCGCTCGAATTATGCTTTAACGTTGTATTTGCCAAGCACCACCGACAAATTGCATTTGCGCCGTAATTTACTTGATGTGCGCGTAAATCGACTTCGAGTGTACGCGTTGGAACATTCAACGCCTCATACGTCATTTTTATTTTTACAAGCACGTTTTCACCGAAGTTTTTTTCGGTGGTTTTCGCAAAATTTTTCGCGTGCCATTCGTCATAGCCGACTTTATACGGACGGATACCGAATTTATCATACACTTCGCGAATAAAATTCGCCGCAACATCGTCGTCGATTATATTTCCTTTGACTATGCGGCAATATCCTTCGTCCGCCCATTGACGGTAATTTTTCTTTTCGGGGTTCGTCGGAGAGTCCGTGGATTGCCCGTCGCCCGCCTTTACCTCGGTTACAAAATACATTGTGTAATAATACTTTACGGGATCATTCGGACGCATAAAAAGATACGTAACGGCGCACAAATCGTTTGTTTCCGCAAGATCGACCGCCACAATGCACCAACTTTTTTTGAAGTCCGACAATTCAAACGTGCTATCGACTTTGATAATTTCGGGATCGAGCCAAGCCGACGACGATAATTGTTTGATGTTAAATTCCTTTGCAAGGGTAAAGGCGCGCGACGCGCCGTCCGTTCGAGCCTCTTCTACAAGTTGTCTTAACGTCGTTATTTTCTTTGCTACACCTAAAAGCGGATTTGACTTTTGCCAACTTCGCTCGTCATTCCAAACTTCGCGCTCGGAGTCTTGCGTATAAAGCCACACAAGCCACCGCGGGCGGTCGATTTCGCCTTTGAGTACCTTTCGGGCAAGTTTCAATCTTTCGTCAAGATAGCCGCCGTTTACAAGCCCTTCCGTTGTGATTTCAAAATACAACGGCTCGTCCTGTGTGGTAAGCGACGACCGCAACGGTGCGACGGTTGAATTATCTTCCATTTCGTGTACTTCGTCAACGATTGCTATTTTAAGATTTCGCCCTTCCTTTGCGCCCATTTTTGCGGACATCTTTTTGATAGAGCCTTTGTTTTGCGCGGAAAATTTTCCCGTTTTCTTCTTTTGTTTCGGATTGCCGAAAAATATGCCTTTTATATTTTTTCGTGTAACACGCGACATCGCCCGCGACTCCTCACGGAAAGCGTTTATACAATCGAATACAAGCCCCGCCTGCTCGTAATCGTTCGACGCGCACATTACTTTTTGCCCCGCCTCACCGCAAAACCATTCAGACAAGCACAACGCCGCCGTAAACGGTGTTTTGCCGTTCTTTCTTGCAATGAGTAGCAGTACTTCTTGAAAGCGGCGCACCCAACGACCGCCGCCCAACAATTCCGTATCGAACACAAAAAAACCGAATACCGCCTCGGCAATCGCTTTTTGATTTAACGTCAAAATAAACGGTTTGCCCGCGAAAGGCGACTCAAAGTGTTTAATTTCCTTTTCGATAAAATTTATCCGCTTGTGCGCGCCGCCGAGATTGAAACGGTAAATATCTGTATGATAAAAAATATCCTGTATAAGCGTTTCGAGCGTCGTTTTAAGTTCGCGCCCGATAACAATTTCACCCGAACGGCAACGCTTGTAATATTCAATTAAAAACGAGTGCTTGCCGCCGACATCTTCGTTTAACACTTGCCACCCCGCAACCGGGGCAATATCTTCGTTTATAATTTCCCACTCAGCCGCCGCCCGCGTTTCTTGATTATTCGTAATCGTCGAGATCGCCGTCGTCGTCATTGCTTAAACCTCCCAAAAGTTCACGGTTTAATTTTTGTGTCGCCGACGTGTATTGCGCCATATATTTTACGCGCATTTTTCCCGCCGCCGTTTCGATTTGCCTTGTCGCGTCAGACTTACTCACGATTACCGACGGCAAATCTTTTATTGCTTCGAGTTGCGCATAAAGTTCCGCAACCTTGCGGATATAACGGTCGTAAGCGTCTAATTTTACTGCGTCAACGCCGCCGCGGGCGTAAATCTCTTTGAGCCTTGTATATTCTTCGCTTGCAAGTTCCTGTTTAGTTTTTGCCATTTCAAAACCCTTCTTTACTTTTTCAAAACTTTTCCCGAAAAAAGTCAAAACTTCGGTGTGTGTTTTTTTTGCTTTGGGCGTGGAGTCTTTTCGAATTTCAAAAAATTTTTTCGGATCGGGGGGCTAAAATTTATTTTTTATTCCCTGTAATCTTCCCAATATTTATTTATCCAACCGATAACAACGTCTTGTATTGCCCAACGCGATACGTCCTTCATTGCGCGCCTTATGCACTCCTCTTTCGGCGTATCTATATGCACAAGTTCCGCGCCGTACTCGCTCACCATTTGCTCGCGTTCATATTGCCGCGGATAACCGCCGATAATATATGCGTCCTGCCATTTGCGCCGCTCGGTTGCCGTTCTGATTTCGTCAAGCAAATAATCGCGGATATTAAAAGCAATGCGCTTTGTTGCGTCGGGCTTATCGTATAAGCCGCAAACACATATCGACCGATGTATCGCGTCAAGGTTTACAACGATGTCGTTGCGAGTTGCAACACTATTTACATACGTCGATTTTCCCGCACACGGCGATCCGTAAACAAGATAAACACGTTTTTGTCCGACTGCGTGTCCGAAACGATTATGTATAGCATTGTGGCAATCGTGGCATAACACTTCGATATTATCGGGATTTAGCGTAATATTCACATCGTCGATATTATCGAGCGTCAATTCGATTTTGTGGTGCGGTCGCAATTCGGAAACGTCGAACGTTTTACCGCAACGCGCACAAACGCCGCCGCTTTTAATTTTGCACATTTCCGCAAGCGTTAAATAATCTTTACGACAATAAAATGCGTGTATAGGGTCAAGAGCCATATCACACCCCCTCGCCGTCGTCAAACGGAAGTTTTCCGTTCTTCTGCAATTCTAACGCCTGTTTGCGCAATTCCGTCGTTTGTGGATCACGGGCAAAATCTTTCGGGAAACGATTTATTGCCAAAAATTGTAACATTGCCGAGTCGGGTTTCGCATAGCAATGTTTTTCGGTCTTTTTCGTTCCCGTAATAACACCCTCTTTGTCTTTATACGTGATTTCCGTTGTTTCAATATACTCGTATCCTGTGGCAACCTTATACGCCGTATTTATCAAATCCGCCTTTAATTCGTTTTTTGCATTATAAAGTGCGTCGGTTAATTCGGGATATTTTTTCTTATATTCTGCCCATTGTGTTTTGCCCACGCCGTAAAATTCGCATAATTGCCCCTCGGTTACGCCACACCGCGTATAACGCCTTATTGCGTCCAAATAAGGTAAAACCTTATTTGCGTATTGACTTTTTGCCCCGCGTTTTTTTTCGGGTTTCGCTTTATTCGGCAATTCTCGCGAATAATCCACGGTAGATTTAACATCGGTAATTTTTTTCTTTGTTTGTTTCGGCATTTCTTACCTCCAATTTTTTATTATTGCTCGCCCAACAATCACAAACGGAAAAACCGCAAACGCAACGATTAAAGGAATACAACACGAAAGCCACGAAAGGCGCGTTGCGGCGCACAATTTCAAGGTGAGTAAAATTGCCGATGTCGGTAAGCCGACAAGGCACAAAAGCAATGAAACAAGGTAAACCGCACTAATTATTTTTTTTAACATTTCTATCCCTCCGCTTTATTTTCTCTATACCTAAAATCACATATCCGTCGGAAACGCCGTATGTACCGCCGTTAAAAATATACGTAATTTTTACCGCTACGCGTCGCCCCGTGTAACGCTCGCCGTCGTATTCGCGTAAAATAAGCATATCGCCGACGGCATAATCACGATCGTTGTATCTGATTTCAAATTTTTTGACACCTTTTTCGACCGGGGAAAAATATTCGGGTAAAATTTTTAAGTCGATTATTTTTGCCATTTCGTACCCCGCAAAATAAATAACTTTTCCGTCTTGCTTACTTTTCGCCGATTGTTTAAGTGCGACTGCGTTTCCTGTTCCCAAATACACACAAAATCGTCGGGTGCAACATACTCGCTTATAATCACGATGTGCGTTTTCGACTGCTCGCGACACCACGTCCAAAAATCCGACGTGTTAAATTTTTCTTTGTACCCTACTCCGCCAAAATAAGGCGGATCGCAATAAATCAAAGCCGTTTCGTTTTTCGGCGGTATCAAATCGCGATAATCACAACACCCGACAAGAATTTCACGCAACAACGGTAATTGTCGTTTGAAGTTTTCCTTGCTTTCCTCAAAATAATTACGTGTCCTGCCGTCTTTGGTGGTTGCCGTCGCTCCGTAACACCCACCATAAACGCGCGCATTATACGAGGCAAATAAAAGTACCGCCGCACGATACCACTCGTCGTATTTTTCGGCATTATCTCGCACATCGTAATAATGTTCCCGTGTCGGTATTTTTAACTCGTCTAAAAGTGCGGAATTTTCGCGACACGTTTCTACAAGATTACAAACAAGCGGATCAATATCACTCCCGACGCGTTTTTCGCATTTTATTTTATCAATAACGTTAAACCCGCCGACAAAAGGTTCGATATACGTTTTAATCCCGTTGTTGTCTATGTATTCCTGCAATATTGCGGCGATTTCGTTTGAAAATCTCGCCTTACTCCCGATGTATTTCATTTTTTCGTCCTCCCGCGCTTTCTTTCTCAACCATTTTCGCATATAGATAAACGCCTGTTGTATATTCGCTTGTTTTTGCCGTAAACGTCGTAAATCTATAACGATCTTTGTATGCTTTTTCAAATACCGCCTGCGGGTTTGCGTCGCCGTTTACGAGCCTGCGGATTTTTCTGCGTGTAAACTTGCAGTCCGAAACGCTTACCGACGGTTTTTTTAGATTTTTCGACGTTACATATCTTTTTGTGCCGCGCGGATCTTTCATTATGTATCGACACAATCCTTCGTATCCGCTTTCGTCGGCTTGCAGTCGGCGCGTTTGCGTTCTTGCGCCATTCCGCCACAACCGCTCGGCAATATCACGATCGGGAAAGTTTGTAACAATATGGTGATGTACGCGCTTTTTTCCTTTTTCTTCGTTTTCCTCAAATTCTGTAACATACACGTATTTTAACGGCGGAAAACCGTTGCGCGCGGCGTAATATTTCAACCGGCGAATAAACTTTGCAAACTCTTTTTGCGCAAGTTCGACCGTTGCGGGAAGTTTTCTTGTTTCATACGTAAATGTTCCCCAAATATCCGCGTCCGTAAAATTTGTGTTTATAAGCCGTATAACGTTTTTTGTCGCGTTTGTCGCATTGAGTTTTTTTTGCGCTTTGCGGCTTTCACGGAATTTTCTTGCCCTCGCCGTTGCTTTTGATGTATCCCAAACAGGATAAATCTCACACTCTAACACTTTACCGCTTTTTATTGTTTTTGTCCGATAAGTGATAATGTGCTTATCTTCTATCAACCCCGCGTCGAGTTCTGATTGTTCGTATAGTTCGTCTAAATCGTCATACTTTCCGTCGAGTGAATACTTCGCCATTTCTTACCTCCGAATTTACGGCGCAATAAAAGGCAAAAGAAAATATTTAACTCTGCCGGGGATTTCGCCCCCGCAGGCGATAAGGGGTTGCACCCCTTAACCCCGCAAGCGTTGCACTTCCTTTTTATCCTTCGTCGATAAGATAATACTTCATTACGAGGACGATAATAGCACGCTTGCGGGCTTAAAAGTATTGACATTTTTCAACCTTTATGATATAATATATATAGGTTTGGTTGATGTTCGCGTCAATCTTTCGGGGCGGTTATAGTGCCAAGTATAGCCGCCCTTTTCCTTTGCCTTTATATAGTGTTTTAATTGCCGTCGGAAAGCGTTGTTGCGCTTTCGGCGGCTTTTTTCTTTTCCGCGATTAGATTATCGAGTTTTATCACGTATTGCCTTATCGCGTCGGTTGCGCTTAAAAAGCCAAGCAACCGCAACGACTCTTTCGAGAAAACGCGCAAAGCCAAAGCGCGATCGAGTTCAACGGTAAGGTTGTAAATGTTTTCACCGTGAGATCTTCCGTCGTGGTATCTTTGTTTTGGCTTGTCCGCCGCCCCCGCAAGATTGATTTCGTCCTTCTCGTAAATATCGAGCGGCTCGCATTGCAACACGTTGCAAATACTTTTTAACGTTACTTTATTCGGCAAACAAATATCGTTTACAATCTTGCTCAATAAAGGTTTATCGACACGAGCGTCCGCTTTCCGTACCCCGTCGAGAAGTTCTTTTTGCATTATACCTTTCTTTATCATTGCCTGCTTATATTTCGACATCTAAACACTCCCCCGCAAGCGCAAACACAAATTGTATTGCGCTGTCCGTTCGTTCTGAAAATTCACGCGGCGTTATCGCCTTGTCGTCGATATATAAATCGGCGGATATTTTTCTCGTATCGCCGCCGTATTGTTTAATGCGGCTCGGCACATTTTCGTTTACATAATCAAACGTAAGCCCGCGACGCTTACACCACTCGACCGCCGCCCGCAACAACTCGCCGTTGCGACAAGTGTTTAATATAAGCGTTGCGCCGAGTTCCTTGTAATGTCGTATATTATAAAACGTGTCCGTCGGGATACCTATATCGGGGTATTTATCCTCGCACAATGTTCCGTCAAAATCGACGGCAATTACTATATCTTTAATTTGTTTCAACGTATAGCCCTCCTAAAAAGGGGAAAGGGCGGCGTTTCCCGTCGGGTAAAAGGAGTAAACCCGTCAATATTCGAGTGCCGCCCGTTATAATCCTTAAACTTCCACTTTTGAGCCGTCGGAATATGTAAACGCAATTACAACGTTTCCCTTCGCATTTGTAGATATACTCACTTTAATGCGTGAAAATTTTACCGTCGCCGCGCCGATTATATTATCTATAATCAATGTACCCGTCGTAACTAAATACTCGTAACGTTCGTCCGATAGTTCGACGTTATGTCCGGCGCAATATTCCCCGAAGTCCGAAAGCCTTTGTTTTAAGCATTTTATGTTTTCCTCGCGCTTTCTTTTTTCTTCGAGCATATTCTGATATTGCCGCGCCCCTTCGCAACCACAACGTATCGTTGCCGCCTCGTCTGCCTGCGCTTGACTTTCGTACGCCGCGTCGGGCAATGTCTGATTGTGGCAATAACGACACGTCGGAAAATATGTCCGTTTCGACACGCCGTGATCGTAATAAATCGCGCCGCGATTTTCCGTTTCGTAATCGTCCTCCTCTTCCACGTATCCGTTAAGATGTTTGTTGCTTTCCATTGATAAAACCTCCGTTTTGTGAATTTTGTATTATTTGTTTGCGCGTGCAAGATCCTTTGCATTTGTTTGCGGGGAGCGTGCAACGTTGGCAAGCGTCGATATATTTCTTTTCTTTATTCTTTTTCATTGCGACCTCACATCAAGTCAAATAACGATGTTTGCGCCCGTTCCGTATCGAGCCACTTTATACCCCTTGCGTAATATTCGGGATCAATTTCAAAACCGATGTATTTGCGTTGCAAGCGATAAGCCGCAACCGCCGTCGAGCAACTACCTGCAAACGGATCAAGTATTAAATCGCCCGTTTTTGTATGTTGATTTATGATTTTCGTTAAAAGATTGAGCGGTTTTTGATTTTGGTGTATTTGCTCTTTTCCCGTAATTTTCGGTACTCGCCATATATCGTCGAGCCGTCGCGTTCCGTCAACAAACGGCGCACGCCCTTTATTTGCGTAAATAATAAACTCGTAAGATTTCCCGTATTGAGCGTCAAGGTCGCCCGCGGTGTGGTTTCCTTTATCCCATACAATAAGGTTTTTTACCGTGAAAAATTTATCCACTTCGGATTTGAAAAAATCCACCTTATCCGAGCCGCAAAACATATAAAGCGGGGTATTGTCTTTCATTACGTCGTACAATAGCGGCATAATGTCGATTATAAGTTGCGGGTTGTCGTCGTTTTGTATTGTCTTGCAAAACTTGTGATCTTTATCCTGCCTATGATGTGAGCAATAATTGATAAGATACGGCGGATCGGTAATCACGCAATCCGCGCGTATGTTCGATTGCAACATTTCGCGAAGTCCTTGCAAACAATCTTTATTGTAAATTTTGTTAGTTTCAAAATTCGAGGTCATTGTCCGCCGCCCTTTCTTCCGTGATGTAATTCTTCCCGATAATGCGCATAAATTCGGCGCGGGTGTGCGTTTGCTCAAACCGTTTTTGACATTCAGCCTTTAAGCGTAAATCAAATCCGCGATTGAAGTGTACCCCTTTGTCCGACATATTGTGATACTCCGCGGTCAGATACACCCAAAACCCGTATTTTTCGCTATTTTTGCGATTTGCGCCGCCGTAAATATGATGTTTATGTAAATTATCCGTCCTGCCTGTTATATAACATCGTTTTTCGGATTGCATTATTGATTGTGCCATTATATACTCCAATCGTCCGCTCGCACTTGAAAAGCGTCGCCGTGTTGTATTATATCGGGATAGTTGCTTTGTGCGATTTTTATTGCATACTTGTCGATTTCGTAAGCGTGATACTCGACATTTGTAAAGCCCAACCGATCAAGACAATATCGCCCCGTGCCTATTCCGTCGAACATAGATAAAACAAGTATCTTTTCGTTTTTCGGGATAAAATCGAGCGCGTGGCGCAAAATGTGAATTATCACTTCCGCCGTCCACCCGTTGCCGAGTCCTTTATATGCTTGACTATCCGACACCGCACGGCAATAATCGTCGGGCAATGTTTGCAAGCGGCAACATTCGGCGACAGTCAATTTTCGGATTATGTAAAAACCGTCGGGCAAATTGACCTCGTATTGCTTTTCTTTAATCGTAATGTATCCGTGTTTGACTTCGTACACCTTTTCGATTGCATTTTTCGCGTTTTTTCTTTTCTCTTTGTCTTGTTCCGTTGCGGGCATTGCCACGCCCGTCGCGCCGTATGTTGAGTTATAGCAACAAATATTTTGCACGCTTGTAAACTTGTATTGCGCTTTTATTGTTTGCGCCTTTCCGTCCTTTGTGGTGTTTAGCGGAAAAACCCGCTCAATTACGCCTGTATGTCCGAGTTGACCGCCCGACGTTATATCCGCCACAAAATCACGGTGCGACGACATTTGATACCCCGCCGTCAGAGTTCGCGCTTTGTCCGCTTTTCCCGTTCCGCAAGGTATCGCAACGGGATTGTTATAAATCCATTTTCCATTTGCAGTAAGAGTCGGGGTTTTCCCCTGTTTCACGCCGCCTTTGTTAAACCCGTGCGCGTTCTGAATTATAACAGGTTCGTAAACAACTTGCGTGTGGTGTTTTTTGAAGTAATCGCGTGCGTTTCCCGCTTGATGTTTCAAACAATATGCTTTGTCTTTATCGGTAACGCCGCTTTCCAAAATATCCGAAAGCATAATGCCGCGATCTTCGGGTTGTCCTACCCCGCCGCAATTATGCACGTAAAAACGTTGCCGATTTTGTGCGGATACAAGTGCGGAATTGATTTCGATATACCTTGCGCCCGTATCGACATCGAACAACATACCACTCCAAACGCCCAACTCGTTTTTAATTTGATTTTTTATCGCCTGTGCCGCCGATTTATTATTTTCGTAAAGAAAAAAATCGGGGTTAAACTTTTCTTTTGCTATAAGATAATTTTTGAATAATTCCCAACCTAAACCTTCCGCCGTGGTTTCGCGATTGTTTTTTTGCGCTATGCTCCAATACGTGCAAGGACTACCACCAATCAAAAGTTTAATCATTTTGTCCTCGCATTACAACAACCATTGACGGAAACGGCGCGGCACATTTGCTTTCGTTGAAGTGTAGCCGCCCGCGAATAAATCGCACTTCGTGTTTTTTGTATATGTAATCGTGAAAATACGAAGTGTCCGTCCGTGCAGGGATAAGCATAACAACAAGCGTTGCCCCCGATAGGGTTTCCGTGTAAGCCTTTGCAACCCATTTTGACAAATCGCGCCCATACGGCGGATTGCAAAAAACAATTTCACCGCGCCAACTTTGAGAAAGTCCGTCGATTTCTTTTGTAAAATAACGGGCGCATTTTGCGTTTTGCGGCGTTGCGCACGGATCGAGCGTAAAATTAAATTCCTTATCGAGTTCGTCGAAAAAGGCTTGCGGGGTTGCCCATTCATTCGTTTTGCTTGTAAACATTGCCTCGTTAATCATTGTCCGCCGCCCTTCTGTTCTTTTTGCAAGTGGCAAAATGAGATATATAACCTTTGCCGTCAATCGTCCTTACGAGTTTTGCATTTGGTGCATTTTGCACGATGTCGCCGCGCACAACGCGACCGTCCGCCGTTACAAGCAATGACGCACCTTTCTTATTTTCTTGATATTCGATTTCGTTATCGTCGCACGGCATATCGCGATTATTTACCGTTTTTACCCAAACAATCGTTGCGCCGCACATTTTACACTTTGTCTTTTTTAATGTTGACATCTTGCCACCTCAATTTTTTTAACGTGAGTTTTGCGGAAACTTAAATTATCAATCTCATAACGACCCTGTTTGTATTCGGCGCGTCGCAAAATCCCCGTTTTTACGTCATTATCAAAAAATGTAATTTCTATTTTCTTGCCCAAAAGAGCGTTTAATTCCTTGCTTTCGTGCGTATAGATTTTTTTGCTCATTTTTCCGCCGCCCCCGTTTGTCTGATTGCAATTTCGCAAAATATGCCGCAATCTTCTAAAATTTCAGTATCCGACTTGCCGCGGTCGGGCGCAAGTTCGTCCAAATAGCACTCTTTCAAACAAGATGTGTTGACTTTTCTTTCCAATTCCGCACGGGCTTTGAATACTTCGGGAAAATCTCGGCGAATTTTATTCCAATATCCCATACCACCCTTCACGCAACCGACGCAATTATTATTTTGATAACCGAGATCGTACATAGCGGGGCGGCGTATGTTTAATCGCCGTAAAACCGCGTGTGCGTCTTGTTTTGTAAGTCCTTGTTCGATAAGCGGGAAACGGTGGTTATATTGCGGCATTGCCTCGACTACACGATCGGCGCGATTTTGTTCGTGTTTTGAGCAGTCAAATCCCCACACGTACGTTATTTCGTCGCTTTGGTGTAACAACTCGAATTGTTCTTTGCGTACCCGACGTTTAAGAAAAGCCGTGCAAGGCGCAAAGCCCGTTTTTACCATTCTTATACAGCCTTGTGCAAGTATCGCGTTTTCTACGCTCCCGTAATTCGATTTCAAAATTTTTATCGGACGTTTGAGCGCGGTTTCACAATCTTTTATGAAACGCATACTATCGGGGTGCTGATCGTCGATGTCTATGTAATAAAACTCGTCAACTTCGTCGCGTATCAAGTAAGCGGCAACAAAAGACGAAACGCCTGCCGAAAGCCAAGCAACCGTTATTTTTTTCATTGTTTCCCCCTCAAAGTCCTTTGACAACATCAAGAGTAAGCGCGGAAAGCGAGTCCGCGGTAACGTCCTTGTCTATCGTGTACCCGTCCGAATAAATAAGTGTAACAATTTCGTTGTGATCGTCCGTCTTACGATACACCGCATTTATAACGCCGATGTCAAGAGTGCATATAAGCGGTTTTAAGTATTTTTCTACAAATAATTTTTTGTTTTCCCTTTTTGCCAAGCGGGAAAACGTTTCTTTGGTTTGGTTGACTTGCATTTTTATACCTTCCTGTTTTTCTTTTCCCATAAAACAGACTTCTTCCCGGCGCGAGCGTGCTTGTAATCAATCACAAGCCACAATACAACCGATACCGTTACAACAACAATGAGTGATGTTAAAACAATGTTAAGTATCATTTTTTCTCTCCGTCCTTTTTATTTCGCCCGCAACCGCTGTATTGCCTTTTAGCGATTGTGCGCACGCCCAACAATATTGATTGCCCGTATACGTTTCGTCCATTTCTCGCCCGCAAACAGGGCAAACGATTTTGGCGCGTGCAATGTTCTGATTGTCTTTCATACGTTAAGCCTCTTTCTTGTTTTTGCATTTGTCGAGGTACTCATAGACGGCTAAACGTATAATCCCGCTTACGCTATGCACGCCTTCGCTTTGCTTTGCAACATCGACGATTTCGTCGTAACGTTCTTTTGAGAAACTCGCGCCGACCGTTACGGTTTGTTTTTCGCCCGTCGTTTTGTTCATTGTGTCCGCCTCCTTGTATAAAAAAATAGACTTGCCGTTGAAAGCAAGTCTATATAACAAAAAAATAGGTTTGCCCTCAACTGACAAACCTATTGTAAATCAACATTTGCGAAAATTTTTCGTGTTTTATCGTTGTTTTTATACGATTTCGCTTATTTTTCCCCCGTTTGAAAAAATCCGGGCAATTGCCGTGTATCAATCGAGATAATTTTTCGGCTGATAAACCGCCCCGGCGTCTTTCGAAACCGCGATAACGCCCGTCGTCCGTTCGGCGACGCTCAGTCCGTTCGTATAGCATTCGTACAGCGCGGCTGCCTTTTCTTCCGCTTTTGCCGACGGCACGTATACCGCCGCCTGCACGCCCTCGCGTAAATATACACGCAACCATGCGGAATCTTCGGAAGAAGCGGGTTGAACGAGTTCCGCCTGCGTAACGTTGCCGCGGATACCGCCGAACAGCGCGTCGAGCGTTTTTAAAAACGAAAACACGGATGACGTTTCGAAATCCGCCGCAAGATTTTCCGTTTGCGAAGTTACAAGCAGATTGTCCGTACCGTCGGCGCGGTTTTTCACGGAATCGCGCACGGAAAGCTTTGTTCCGTCTCCCGAATAAATCATGTAATTGCCGCCGTTCGCCACGGCGTACACTTCCGCGTCCTCGGTGGCGGTGATGACAAGCCTGCCGGGATAATCTTTTTCAAACCCCGTCAGACGGAAATACGCGAAATTTTCGAAGGCGGATTTCGCCGCGGCGTCGTCCGCCTTAATCGTGCTTTTTTTAAGATACGCCTCTTCGAGAACGGTTCTGAGCGCCGCCGCTTCTTCCAGCGCGGGCGAAGAAACGTTTTCGACGACAAGCGTTACTTCCTCCACGCGGTATACGGCGGAAACGCCTAAAAACGCCGCCGTAAAAAATACGATGACGGTAAGGACTATCGTGATGATTTTCTTCGCTTTCAT